TTTGTCGTTGACTCAGCGCTGGAGGGAGCTGGATTCGAACCGTCGGTCCCGCCGACGAGAAAATGCTTTCCGACGCGCGAAGCGGTTTCTGCGCGGAGATCAGGTTCGCATCGGATTCGCCGCTGGAGGGAAGTGGGTTCGAACCATCGGTCCTGCGGTTGTGATATCGTGATCGGCTCAGTCTCACACATCGTGCTTGGGTGTCCGCGGAGGATCCGGCGCGGGAGCGGCACCGCGCTACAGCTTGCCGGCGGCCGCTTGCTCGGCCTGCCACTCTACCGAACCGGGGGCCCAACAGGTTTTGGAGGTCGGGGGTTGGCGCTGCTCCTTGAGCCCCCGCGCCTGCTGGCGCATAAGCTCGAAGCTGCCCCAGCTCTTCATGTGGGGGTTGAGCATCTCCAAGGCGCCGCTGCAGGTGTCGACCTCATCGTCATGGGCGAGATCGGGGAACCCCTCGAGAACGCGGAACAGCTCCTCGTTCCAAGGGCCACGCCGGACCTTGACGTTGCCGGCGCGGCATTGCGAGCTGAATGGTCCGAACCGGGTGAGCTTGTCGCCACTCTCCGGCGCCGGTGTGACGGTGAAGCCGCTCAGCGCGCGCACGAAATGCAACGCTTGGCTCTTGCCGGCTTGCCCCGGGTCCTTGCCGAACCCGATGCGGACCCGGTTGCCGTCCCGGGTCGCGGTGTTGAGCAGAATTTGCTCGACATCGCCCGGGTTGGCTCGGTGGCGCACCATGTCGAGAAGCCAATAGCCGCCGTTCTGATCGCGCCCGAGCTTGATGCCGACGGTCCAATCCGGGTCGTTGAACTCGGTCTTTTCAGTCGCGGCGAGATCCCAGTATCGCACCACATCGAGCTCCGCCGGGACCTCGTCGACAACGGGGCACCATTCGCGCTTGAAGTAGAGCCCAGCCGCGGGCCGGATCTTCCAATTGCCGCCGAGCAGCCGCTCCCGCTCGAGGGTCGGCAGCGAGAGCAGGTAGCCGAGATATTCCGGGTTGACCTGGAGCAGGGCGGGGTTGTCGAACACCTTCGCCGGGATGAAAGTCACGCTGATCGGTCGCGGCGGCTCGACACCGGGCGGCAACTCTTCGAGCTGCGGCAAGTGTCGCGCCAAGTCTTCGGGCCGATCGGCCCACACGATCTTTTCCGAGACCCGGATGTAATAGCGCACAACCCCGGCCCGCTCGGGGATCGGCAACCCGGTAATCGGGTCGATCCACCACGCCAGGAAATCGGCGACCCAGCTCTCCGCGTCGGGGTTGCAGGTCGCGCGGATGTAGGGCCGCACCCCGCAGGTCGAGCGATTGCGGCTGACCATGTAGAAGAACTGATGCGCCGTAAAATGGGTCAGTTCGTCGAAGCAGATCAAGGCGATCTGAGCACCCTGCCAGTCGTACACGGTGGCGTCGAACTGGAGATGCGAGAACTTGATCTTGCCGCCGCGCGGCCAGCGCCACTCGCGTGCGCCGAGATGCGGCGTGCCGCCGAGCCGCGGATAGAAGTTTCTGCTCTCATCCCATAACCCGCCGGGGTTGGCGATCTGAGGCGTCGTGCGCCGGAAGAATACCGCGGTGAAGTTCGCGACCCGGCCGACATGGCGCAGCGGTTCCAGGATCAGCCCGACCGTCTTCCCACCGCCCGCTGCACCACCGTAAATGCAAATGTCGGCGGAGGTGCTCAGGAATTCGGTCTGCGGTCCGGGCTGCGCCGAGATCGTCGCAGTGGCTAAATCAAACATCGCTTACCTCCGCGAATTGCAGTGAAATCGGGAATTTCCCCGCCCTGTGGTCAGCACTCTCTTGCGGCCCGGGTGATCGCTTTCGCGATCCGATGCTTGATGGTTACCAGCATGGCTCAGGCCCTCCGCTTTGGAAGACTGCCATTGCTTCTGGCGAAGTACTTCGCTTGGGCACCGCGCAGCACCTCGGTCAGCTCGGGGTCCCGGTTGTTGTCGGGCAGGACGAGGACCGCCGGCAGATGCGGCTCGGCGGTGTCCTGCACCGTGCTAACCGCCGATCCTCCCTCCTTCCAGCCGCCCCGTGTCTTCAACCAGAAGATCTGCGCCGTGATGTTGCCCGCCTTCGCAGCCGCAAACAGAGAACCGGAGATCACCGCATTGGCCTCGGCCACACCGCGATCGAGTTCATTGCGAAAGCATTTGCGCAGCGTCTTCGGGGCGCAGCCGATAATAATGGCGATGTCGTCCTGAGGCACACCGAGACCCGCCAGGTGCCGCACCTTCTCGCGCGTCGCTTCATCCGCGACAAAGGCTTTTCTCGCCATGTGCGGCTCCTGAATGGTCCTGGATGGGGGCGCGCTCGTCGAAGGACTGACCGGAGGCCTCATGCCTGGCGCTGCACTCGGTGAAGTCCTGCCACCGCCGCACGATGACATCGACATAGGCGGGGTTGAGCTCGAGACCGTAGCAGACCCGGCCGGTCATCTCGGCCGCGATCAACGTCGTGCCCGAGCCGAGAAACGGGTCATAGACCACCTGGCCGGGCCGGCTGTTGTTGGCGATCGGGCGGCGCATGCACTCGACCGGCTTCTGCGTGCCGTGCCCCCAGCTGTGCTCGCGCTCCCGGTTGCCGAACGGGTTGTTGTTGGGGATCTCCCAGACCGTCGTCTGCTTGCGGTCGCCTTGCCACCGGCTGGGCTTGCCTTCACGCACGGCGTACCAGCAGGTTTCGTGTTTCCAGTGATAATCGCCGCGGCCCAAAACGATATTCTGCTTGGCCCAAACAAGTTGCGCGCGCAGCTGCAACCCGCAGGCGGCGAGATCGGCGGCCACGACATCGCCGTGCAAAGCGCCGTGCCAGACATAAGCAACATCGCCGGGGAACAGTGCATAGGCGTCCCGCCAATCGGCGCGATCATCGTTGAGCACCGTGCCTTGCGCGAGATTGCCGGAGCCGAGGCCGCGGTGCGCCCGCCACGAGGGCTCGTAATTGACCCCATAGGGTGGATCCGCGACCCTCAAGTGAGGCTCGGAACCCATCAAGACTTGCGCCACATCCGTTGCCCTGGTGCTGTCGCCGCAACCCACCCGATGCGGTCCCAACAGCCATACATCGCCGAGCTGGCTAATCGGTTGATCCGGCACCTCAGGCACGCCGTCGGGATCCGTCAGACCGCTCGATCCCAACCCGGCCAGGAGGGTTTCGAGCTCGTCCGCCCCGAAGCCGATCGCACAGAGGTCGAAGCCCGTAAACTGCAGCTCGCGAAGCTCGCAGTTGAGCTGCTCCGGATCCCAGCTCGCCCGTGCCGCCAACTGATTGTCGGCGAGCCGATAGGCTCGCTTTTCGTCCTCGCTCCACCCGCGCGCAACGATTACCGGGATCGATGTGAGGCCGAGCTTTGCCGCCGCCCCGGCGCGTGCGTGGCCACAAATCAGGCCGCCCTCCTCATCGGCCAGCACCGGCATCGTCCATCCCCATTTCAGGATGGCGGCGGCGATTTTGTCGAGGTCGGTCTCGCTATGAAGTCGCGGATTATTGGCGTAAGCGATCAACCGTTCGAGCGGCCAGCGCTCGATCCGGTCGGCCGGCCACGGACGCATCGCGTGATCGGCAGGAGGTGTCCTACACATTTTTCAAAATTACCTTACCTTGAATGTGGTGAATACGGCTGCGAGCAAGTGCTCGGCGCAGCGCTATCGCGAAAGGCTGAGCAATCTTCCCCAATACCACAACACTTTACTGGAGGATTCCGAACTTACTAGTTTGACAATTGCTTTTATCCGAATTTTGAAGAACCCATGAGCTCCCACAGTTGAGTGGTCTTTCGTACCGGGGCGGTAAATTGCGGAGCTATGATAGACCGATAAGCCCTTCGCAGGGCTCATGTTTCAGCCCGACCTGGCACTTGGCTGAGGACAGTCAGCTCTTTTATAGACGGTAAATTGAGCTGCGGGAGCTGCTGGATCGCGAACGCGGCAGAGACGGGTTCGCACATGACTGCCTCCTCCAGCGCAGAGTCTGCAAACTTTCGGTCCCTCTCCTGCGCCCGCGTGCCGAGGGACTGCGCGCAACCCGAGAGCGCGGGCGGCCCGGTCCGCTCAGTAGCGGTGAATTGACCCCAGTGTAACCATAGTGTGGATGATCTGGCGTGTCACCCACAGGCCGACCCCAAACCCCTCCCCCGGGCCAGTCCGCCGCAGACTGTGGAAACGTTCGAAAATCCGGGCGTGATCCCCTAGTGGCATTATGTGCTCTTGCGAGCAATAGCTCGATCTGCGCGCCTATCGGCGTCATCGGGTTGCGCAATTCATGAGCCGCGATCGCGAGAAAGTCGTCGCGAGCTTTCAGCTCCTGTTCGAGCTCGGCGATGCGCTCTTCCAGAGCTGCTTCGCGATCGGAGTGAGACAAACCAGAGTTAGGGCCGCTGAAGGGGGCCGTCCGAGTTAAGTGCATCCATTGTTGCCATTTCTGCTGAGTGCTCATCCACGTCTGATCCACCCGGCTACCACCGCATTTTGAACCGAGGTGCCCTTGGCCTCGCTTAAGCGAATCGATCGACGGTCTTGAAACAGGCCGGGGGCAGCTCCCGTTCCCTGCAAGCGCCCCGCCCGCCTCGCTGAGATGGGACGACAGGCGAACACGTCCGCACATGCTCCGAAATAAGGTCATCCGGTCGCCGTGCCTGACTGAGTTTTCGTACCGCGATAAACATATTCAATGAATCGCGGCATGGGCGTTTCTGCGCCGTTTGAAATGCTCTCCTCGGGAGACCGGTCTAGAAGGGCCTTACAATCGATAAGGTGCGGGCTTGGCGGACCCATGCTGAGAAGAT